CCCATTGAAAATTACCTTTAGTAATTCCTAAGGTTTGAGACATCTCTTCGTTGTAATCTATCTGTTCGTATATTTTAATAAGGTTAAATATACTATTTTTTGTTTCATCTCTAAACGCATGTTCAGTTGTTCTTGGAAACTGACGGTAAAATTCATTTAAAGCATCTTGATCACCTTTTAAACCTTCAGCTTCATTTTGCCAGTGATCTATTACACCTATATCTATTAGTTCACCATCTGGGGCAAGCACGTCTGTGTCAGGAGTAGTGAATACTGGAATTCCATACTCGTCAATAAATCCTTCGTAGTTCCATTCCATTGGGATAAACAAAGAGTATAGACCAGATTTTGTCTGACCATTTCTATTTCTTTTAGTGACATCTGATGCATTGTATAATTTTTTAAAGTTATCGCCTCCTTTGTCTAAAGCATTTGATGTTGAACCCATCATACACTTACCTACTATTCTACTACCTAGTCTAAGACATGTTTTTGTAACACGCCAGTTGTTTAATATATTATCAGGTCTTTCCCACTTACCACTTTCATCGTGAACTAACAAGTTTAATTTTTCACCGTCATAGCTATTGTCACCTGTATTTTTCCAATCAATAGTAGTATCTAACCCTTGTATATCTTCTAACTTTTCGTTAGCTGTAATCTTTTTTCTTGTAAACTTACTAGCTGGTACTCTATACGCAAGCTCAGACTTTGGTCTATCCATACCATCTTGAATAGGTTTAAAGAAAAACGGATAGTTTATACTAATAGGTACAACTTTATCAGTAAACATTTTCTTTGCGTCAGCACCTGTTTTAGATAAGATACCATATCTACTATCACTCGCTAACGTGGCTAAATTAACTGTTTCAGCACTTGACATAAAAGAAAAGCCAGATCTACGGTTTTTAAGGTACGACATACCGTAACATCTTTTATCTGCTTTACAAGCTTCCCAGAATATATAGAATAATCTGTTTGCCTCTCTAAAGTCTGGAGCACCTACATCTATTTTACTCCATTGTAGATACATATAGTGCGTACCTGTTATATAAGTTGGCTTACCGTTATTAGTAAACCAAAAACCTTCTTCTCTTCTTTTAAACTCTTCATCTATATAATCATACCACTGTTCTTTTTGCTCCTCAGGATACGATCTCCAATCAAATATATTTTTTAAACGTTCTAACTCTTTAGGTTGTTTAAATTTTACCCACTTATTTAACTCATGTACGTGCACTCGCACTGGCTGTTTTGGCAACGCGATACACAAATTTTGTATTTCAACCACTTCACCAATTTGCCCAGTTTTAGAGATAACCACGACATCATGTTCTTTATCATATCCATATTTCCATTTTTTAGATTTGTTAAGCCGACTGATAGTCGTGCGTTTAATAGGTTCTATTGTTTTAACTAAACTTTGCTCGTACATTATTTAGATCTACCTTCTGCGAATCCTCTAAAGACTTCTTTCTTTGTCTCTTCAGGTGTTTTGCCCTCAAGCAAGTTTTCTTCTTCTTGGATTCTGTTAAGTATTTCAAATGCGTCAAATATAGCTAGTTTTTTAGTAGCTGCTGCGTTTTTTAATCTATCAGCTGACACATCATCTTCGGTGTTTGTAATAATCTTTTCTTCTGCTACCTTGATTAATTCATCAACTGCTTTTCGCCCAGCTTGGATTATACTCTTCTTCGTTTCCTTGATACTCATATTTAATTGTAATAAAATTAGATAAAACTCTATATAGCTTTTCGCCATCAACGATAAACTCATATTCACTATTTGGTCTAAAACCAACTAGATCATTAACCTTTACTGTACCGTCTGAATATTTAACAATACCTTGTAATGGTTTTTCAGATTCAATATTAAATTGATCTACAGCTTTTAAAGGTTTTACAAAACAATAACCCTTTGGAGCTATCCACTTATTATTTCTTTTATATAAAAAAATTTGATCGTGGTTTATAAAATAAGTAGATTCATTAAAGTAACTTCTACTATTTTTTTCTATACCTTTTACATCTGTCCATCTTCTAAAAACATTGTGATGTACTAAAACAGTATCGTTAGGTTTTATATCTGTACTACCAATTATTGGAGTTGATATAACTATAGCTTCTCTATTGGTAAACTCGTGTTTATAAATATCGGTATTTAATATTAACTCTGAATCACCAACTTTTTTTGTATTGTTATATCTTTTTCCTTTTGGCGTTACAACAAAGTTGTAAACGCTTTTCATTAGTATTGTAAGTTATATTCTACAGATACAGCCATATTCTTATTAAAGTCTTTCCAAGGTAAAACATCTTTATTCTTTTTTATATATATAGAATACTTATCTTCTTCTTCTAATATATCGCATATAGTGTGTCCACCGTAAACTTCTTGTCCTACAGCATAGTGCATCGCGTCGTTTTTGTAGTCTTTACCTATACTAATTTTTCTAATTAGCTTCGACATCTTCCTTGTGGTTTATCGCACCTGTTTGAATATCAATATCGTAAGTACCATATTCTTTTTCAAACTCTGTTTGTAATACTGTAAGCTCATCTCTTAATCCAGCAATTTGATGCATCATCTCATGCTTTCTTAATTCCATAGAGCCTATTTCTAACTGTGCTCTATTAATGTTGTTTACTGTATCTTGAACTTTTTTTAACTGCTCGTCAGTTATTTTTTCAGGTTTAATACCTTTAAGTTCTTTAATTTTTCTATTTGTTCCTTTTACTTTTGTTGTTGCCATTTTATTTAATTTAATTTAATTGTTATTTATTTATATTTCAAATTGTAATTTAAGTCTAATCGGGTGTATATTATATAATGTATCACCGTTAGTTAAAACGCTTGTTCCAAGCTCTGACGTTAGCGTTATAGCGCTTTCTGCTACTGAAGCCAAAGTACCTACAACCGCATCATCTTGAGCGTGAATAACGTCTCCAGCTAAAAAATGCTCTCTATTATCCATACTACTACCACCTGTTACTATAGTTGTGTGAGCGGCAGACGCAATATCAGCGTCATTAACTACAAGTATAGAACTAAAATCTAAAGAAGCATCTCTAGCTATACCACCTACATATAAAGTCCCATATCCTTCCGTGCAACCAGTTACGTTTAAATTAGGTGTCATTACAATTGGACCACCTACAGTTTCGTCATCAGCGGTACCTCCCATCATTGCCATACCAACAGATGTGCTATTATGTGTATCACCAGTGTAACTACTAGAGCTAACTTGTACTACACCTAAAAAATCATTACTAGGTGCGTGATCTGGGTTAGCATGAGGTGTACCTAAAGAAACAGTGTTATTGTTAGCAAAAAGAAAGTGATACGGGTCTGTATTTGCTGTAGGTCCAGAATTACCTTGTGGTCTTACTAAAACTGTAAGGTTAACTAATTTAGCTGTTGTTTTTGGAATTTCAAAAGCTGTCCAATCAAAAACTACATCACCAGAGCTAAACGCACCTAAATGTTGTGTTGCTGCTGATACTGTTGGTTTTACTTCTACTGTATAAAATTTTCCTCCTATCATTGTTTTATTTTTTTACTTTTTCTAGTGATCTTCCGCCAAAGTAAGCACCAATCACAGTTATTAATACTAATTGAAGTAAATCAACCCAACTAGATTTAACTTCAAAATTTAATGCACCTGCGTCTATAAATATTAATAGCATGGTGCATACTATTAAAAATATTAATACCAATGGCCTAACATTTTTGCTTAACCACGAGTCTGATTTTAAATCTGCTTCCCATCTTCTAGTAATGTTTTTTTCCATTTCTACTTGATAGTTAGCAACTAATTCTTTTATTTTTCTTTCTGCTTCTAGTTTTTCTTCACTTGAAGTATGTAGACTATCTATAACTCCACCTACACCTTTAACTAATTCAGCAGCGCCACCTGATAATAATTTACTCAACATTTTGTTCTTTGTTTTTTACTTTTTCAAATGCACTAATACCAAAGCATCCTAGTGTTACCATTACAAATGAATTGTATATTGTATCATTAATTTCTAATTGTCCACCACCTACGTATCCCATATATATAATACCAGTGGCTAAATCTATAATAGCAAACAATACCATTATACCAAAAGATATAAAGCCAATTATATTTTTTTCGTTTATAGTATTTTTATCTTTAAATAATTCCCACATAACTATTCCCAAGGCATTTTTTCCCAAGGAAACTCTTTACTGCCTTCTGGCATCCATTGGCCGTTATAATGTATCTTACCATCTTTTCTAGCGTATGTTTCTCCGTTCCATCTTATAGCATCATCACTGTAAGCTAACTTACCAACCTTCATATCTGTCATATGTACCATTTCGTGCATAATAACGTGTTGCTCTTCTTTGCTACCTGGTTTTATTTTGTTACTTATAAATATAGTTCCATCGTTGTTAGCTTCACCCATAACTCCTTTAGCTAGGTTTTGTTTCAATACAGGCGTACCAGGAATAGAAGAGTCTTTTTTTCTAAACGATAGCTTTGACTCTATTTGGCCTTCATTAGCCATTTGTGATCTTGATGCTCCTAGTTTAAACGCCATATTATCTGTCTTTATCTTTTATCATATCATCTATAGCTTTATTGTAAACTTTATCTGTATATGATTTATTCTTATAAAAT